TAAAACTAAAACAGACAACAATGGCGAAACTTGAACAAGGTAAACTCTGTCCTTTAATCGGAGAAGATTGTAGAAAATTAGAATGCTCTTGGTACACCAAGGTTGCTGGAGTTAATCCACAAACCGGGGAATCAGTAGAAGAGTGGGGATGTGCAGTTGCATGGATACCTTTTCTGCAAATGGATAATACAAAAATTACTAACCAACAAGGAGCTGCGGTTGAAAGTTTTAGAAATGAAGTCCTTAATATTATGGGTCCTGTTGCAACTATCAAACCCATAAACGAACCAAAATTAATTAGCGTAAATGAAACTAACAATAATAGCTGACGATAAATTTGTCAGTAAAGATGGGGTAGGTATTGCCGGATTACCTTTTAAAGATTTCCCATCAGATATATGGGCTGTTCAATGGGATGGCTCTAAAGGCACTGTTGAAAAACGTGATATGTCTTTTACTGAAATAACTGACATAACACCATATAATGCTTGGGTTACTGAGTGGGAAACTGCAAATACTACACTTTCTGCACCACAAACAGATCTTACTTTAGATCAATTTAGAGAATGGAGAAATATACTATTAAGTGAATGCGATTGGACAATATTACCTGACAGTCCTTTATCTGCTGACAAACAAGCAGAATGGAAGACATACAGACAAAAATTAAGAGATCTTCCAGCTACTACATCAGAACCTTATCGTGTCGACTTACGACCAGATATACCTTCCTAATATAAAAATACCTCCGGTCCAAAAAATAGAGACAATCTCTATACCTTTACCTACAGCAGATGTACCGTCATACATTCCTATGGTGGTACCGCCTAGTGATCTAGAAGCTCCTGAGGGAGTACAGGCAGAGGCAAATGATGAACCGGAGGCAACAGGTATAAGAAAAGTAGACATACCGTTTACAGATTTAAAAATGCCTGTCCCGGAAAACGAAATATTAGTAACGGCTGGGACAACTGCGGTTGTCTCTGTAGCAGCCACCCTTACAGCTACAGCAGCTTTTAAATGGGCGGTTACTGCACTTAAACCAATACTAAAAACAGCATGGAAGAAACTAAGCAACCTAAGAAAGGGTTGATAGGTAAATTAAAAGACATAGGCGAAGAAAAAGAACATCAACTAGAAGTTTTAGGAACTTTAGTTAGATTAGGCGTAGTTGTCTGGTCTGGGTTTATTATTACAATGAACTATGTCGATATACCGATGGTAAAGAAGTCTGGAAACAGCGATATCACTTTCGTAGCCAGCGTTTTTACGGGCGCGTTGGCAACGTTCGGTTTGACTACTGGCAAGAATGGCAGTAGCAAAACACCTACAAATTGCCCAATGGTAAAGAAACCAGAACAAAAATGAAGAAACTACTTCTAGTTCTGGCTTTGCTATCACCCAGCATAGCAAGAGCTAATACTGTGACCCCACAATTTACTTCAGGGTCAATGAACTCAACGACCACTACCACTCAAACTATAGTGGAGACAGAGCAGCGTCAGGTCTTCGGAGCTGAGCTGAAAACGTGGTCAGGAAATAATGTTACAGCCTCTGGCGATTTAGCAGCTACAGGTACAACATTCTCAGTAACTGACACATCATTACCGTGGAACTTAGAAACCACAACAAGAAGCGCAGGGTTAGTAGAACAGATAGATTTCACAAGAAACTATACAATAAACTCTACTACTACATCGCTGTCTGTATTCTCTCAGTAAGTCCTGTACTTGCAGAAGGAGATACCAATAATAATAGTAACCCCGTGGCAGCCGCGACGGGAAATGTTACAAATCAAGCTGTCCAATTTCAAAATAATGGAGCACCTAGCCGACAAGCCTTTGGTAGCAACATATCTTGCAATGGTAGCACTATGACATTTAGTCCATTTTATATGGGCAACGATACCGAACCTCAGACAGAGGATGGTTATGTCATATCAGAAAACTGGGGGTTCCAAATAAACTTTATGGTACCCCTTAATCGAGACTTGACTAAGCAATGCGAACGCATGGCTGAAAGTCAAATACAAAAAAATAAGCTCGATTTTGAGCTGGTTCGTGCACTCAAATGTGCCGAGCTTCAGCAAAAGGGCTTTACCCTGCTACCCGGGTCAAGAGTATATCACCTTTGCTCGGATGTAGTACCTATTCAATCACTTTTACCCAAGAAAAAATAATGTTAGCAATTTTAAAACCAGTTATCTTAAGCTTTGCAAAATCAGAAAAATTTAAGGTTTTTGTAGTTCAGTGCTTAGAAAAATTAGTAGCTCAAACAGATAACAAGCTTGACGATCAAGCTGTAGCAGTAGTTAAAAAAGGTTTAGGCATCGTCTAATGGCTAACGTCAGTTTAAAAATCGGCAAACACAAAAGTCGTACTGGCGGACTCACCAAAGCTGGTAGAGAAAAATACAACAGGGCAACTGGTGCAAATCTTAAAGCACCACAACCCGGTGGAGGTCCTCGTAAGAGATCATTCTGCGCTCGCATGTCGGGTGTTAAAGGACCAATGAAAGATAGTAAAGGTCGTCCTACACGGAAGGCACTTGCTCTTAGAAAATGGAAATGTTAATCATGGCACACAAAGGAAAAGGCTCCTGTAAAGGAGGAAAAGGCGGTAAGAAGGGGTATAGATAATGGCTAGACCCGGACTTTATGCAAACATTCACGCCAAACGTTTAAGAATTAAAAAAGGTTCTGGCGAAAAAATGAGAAGACCCGGACAAGCCGGAGCTCCTACTGCTGCTAACTTTAAACGTGCAGCAAAAACAGCAAAAAAACGATGAAAAAAAAAGCAACCGAAGATCAATTCAACGAGTTGCATAACTTAGTTACTAAAGAGTTCCTCTCTCGCATTAAAGCAGGAGAGGCAACTACACAGGATTTAAAAGCAGCTTGCGACTGGTTAAAAGCTAATGATATTAGCGGAGTTGCTTACGACGGAAATCCTTTGTCAAAACTTGCAAAGGTTATGCCAACTGTAGACCCAGACTTAGTACAGGAAAAGCTTTATGGCAAGCACCTCTGATTACTATAAATCCAACCCAGCAGCGAAGAAAAAAAGACTTACGCAGCAAAAAAAATACAACAAAACAAAAAAGGGATTAGCCTTACGTGTAAATGCAAATCGACTTAATAGACAACTTGGTACCTATGGAAATGGCGACAACAAAGACGCTGCTCACTATAAGGGGAGTACTACCAAGGGAAGACTCCAATCTCCATCTAAAAACAGAAAAAGCCGACTCAAAATTAAAGCACATAAGAAAATTGCATGACCCCTCTACTACCTAGTCCAAAACATTACTTACACAATTTAATAACCATGACAAGTTCAGATTCTAAAAGGCTCTGGAGAAGAGCTATTAAAGAGCACTTCAAATGTACATGTGTTTATTGCGGAAAAACTTATGATTTTAATCAACTTACACTCGATCATGTCAAACCTCGTAGCAAAGGTGGGCAAGATCTTACGAAGAATGTTGTTTGCGCGTGCAGACGATGTAATCAAGACAAAGGTAGTAGCGATTGGCTCGGATGGATGCGAAAGGTATTTGGAATACAGCCATTACGAGAGCTAATTATTAATCAACATATTAAATAAAAATTATGGCATCCTTCGACACGAGTAAAATCGTAGCCGATATAAAGGCAGGGAAAGTTTCTTCTAAAGAACCTCCTAAATATATTTTTGAGAAAAACCCTCGAAATAACAAAAAAACAAGAAAGCTAAATCCTAGATGGACTGCTTGGTCAAAAAGACAAAAAAACAAAAAGATTGACAAAGACGTTAATAAATACGTCAAGGATAGAAAAGGTCCTATTAATAAAGATCTAACTAAAGATTATTCTAAAAAGAAAGAATCAGGCGTAGGTCCTGTAAAAGAAGGAAATAAGTACGCAGAAAAACTTAAAGCTAAAAATAAAGATAAAGCTAACGGTAATACTAACGGTGGCAGTACTAACGGTGGCAGTGCTAATGGTAGTGCTAACGGTAACACAGAAAAGAAAACAGAAGCTCCAAAGAAAAAAACTAAACGTGAAAAGTTTAACGAAAAGTTTATTAGAACAAAAGGTGGCAAGTTAGCTAGACGTGGTACTGTAAATGCACGTCGTGCTGAAAACAAAGAAGCTGCTAGAAAGAGAGCACAGGCAGCAGCAAAAGAAAGAATAGCAGCTAAATTAAAAATAAAGAAAAAGAAAAAAGCAAAAAAATCCTAATTTCTAATGGCAATAATCAAGAACGTATTAAAGCATTCGCTTGATAATTCTAGTAATATAAAAGGTTACATTTCTCAAGCAGATCGTTTAAAAATAAGACGCAGAGGTGATGGTTCAATACATCTAAATACTAAAAGTAAATTATTTCAACGTAAAAAAGATGCTATTCGTTCTGATATTGCTGACAAAAAAAGCACTAAAGGATACGGAAAGATATTTGTTGACGGTGAAGAAACTTATGGAAAATTTAATACTGGAGTAGATAATTTAAAAACTCTTGGAGATATTAAATTTGCAAAACGTACAACAGGTGTAAAGTCGGCTAAGAAAAGAGCTAAATCAACAAAAGCAACTAGCATTACTGACGCTAATGCTTTGCAAAACTACATGCGATACAAACAGATTACAGACCCTAGTGAATTAAGTCAGTTTGATTATCAGGAAATAGCAAGGTATGTTAATATACGTAGTAAACAGTTAAGGGATTACAAAGCTAATGTAAAAGCTCAAAGACGACTTGATGGCAATGCTACAGATGGACACCTCGTTAGTCCACATGACCCTACTGCTGTTAACTCTATTACTCAAAGGTTTGTACAACCGGGAAAAAGTTATATAGATGAAAATGGTGATAAAGTCTTAGGTAACTTTGCACAAGGTGAAGCTAGTGGTCAGTTAGACCGCTTGGAAAAAATAGCTCTTGGAATACCTAATGATTTATTTGAAGATCTTGTAATGTTCTTTGACCCAAGTAGAAGAGGTGTCCGTAGTTTCTTAACTGATGATACTCTTAATGAAATAGTTACTAGAAGAGATTGGAAACGAGCACTTAAGAAACAAAACCTTAAAGCTGAAGACGTATTCACTGGTGACTACGAGAGCGTTGGTAGAGGTCTTGACGCCTTTGATTAATAACTTATATACATTTCTATATGACTGACGTTTTAACGTCCTTACAGGGCGATTTCAAGCTGTTTCTGCAAGCATTATGGGAGCAGCTTGACTTGCCTTCACCTACGAGGGCACAATACGCCATTGCAGACTATTTACAACACGGACCTAAACGTTTACAGATACAAGCCTTCCGAGGAGTCGGAAAAAGTTGGATTACTGGAGCGTTTGTGTTGTGGACACTGTTTAATGACCCAGAAAAGAAGATAATGATTATATCAGCTTCTAAGGAAAGAGCTGACAACATGTCTATCTTCTTACAGAAACTTATTATTGAAACACCATGGCTAAGTCACCTACAACCAAAGAGCGACGACGCGAGATGGTCAAGAATTTCCTTCGACGTTCTATGCAGTCCTCATCAGGCACCATCAGTCAAAAGTGTTGGTATTACTGGTCAGTTAACGGGAAGCCGAGCCGACCTAATGATTCTGGACGACATAGAAGTACCGGGAAACAGCATGACGGAGTTGATGCGTGAAAAATTACTTCAACTCTGTACAGAAGCCGAGTCAATCCTTACGCCGAAAGACGATAGCCGTATTATGTATCTCGGGACTCCTCAGACTACTTTTACTGTTTATCGTAAGTTGGCAGAGCGGAATTACAGACCATTTATTTGGACAGCGCGATACCCAAGAAACAATACACAATACGAAGGCAAAATAGCTCCACAGCTACAAGCTGATATAGACAACGGTGCACAACCTTGGGCACCTACAGATGACAGATTTGATGAAGATGACCTCGTTGAAAGAGAAGCGTCCATGGGACGTAGCAACTTTATGTTGCAGTTTATGCTTGACACAAGTTTGTCAGACGCTGAGAAGTTTCCTCTCAAAATGGCTGACCTTGTTATTACCAGTGTTAATCCTACTGAAGCACCCGACAATGTCGTATGGTGTTCAGACCCCAGAAATTTACTTAAAGAGTTACCAACAGTGGGTTTACCCGGGGATTACTTCTACTCACCAATGGCTTTACAAGGTGAGTGGACTAAATATCAAGAAACCATCTGCTCGGTTGACCCCTCCGGTAGAGGAGCCGACGAAACAGCAGCCTGCTATATCTCCCAGAAGAACGGCTTTTTATACCTACATGAGATGCGAGCCTACCGTGACGGGTATTCAGATGAGACCCTGCTCGATATTTTAAAAGGTTGTAAAAAGTATAACGCTAATACAATGGTTATCGAATCTAACTTCGGTGACGGTATAGTAGCAGAGCTATTTAAAAAACATATACAACAAACTAACCAACGAATACTAATAGAAGAAGTAAGAGCAAATGTTAGAAAAGAAGACAGGATTATTGATACTCTCGAGCCTGTGCTTAATCAGCACCGTCTTATTGTTAACAAGTCTGTCGTCGACTGGGATTATAACTCCAACAGAGAAGCTCCTCCAGAAGAAAGGCTTTTATACATGCTGTTCTATCAAATGAGTCGCATGTGTAGACAGAAATACGCTGTAAAGCATGATGACAGATTAGACTGTCTAGCGCAAGGTGTACAATACTACATAGATGCACTAGCTATTTCAGCTAGGGAACAGATCAAGCTTAGAAAACGAGAAGAGTGGAACGATATATTAGAACAGTTTGTAGATGACCCACAGGCAATGACCAACCATTTGGTACTAGGATTGAACGTAGAGCAACGTAAAGAGGCTCGAGGCAAGTCAGGTAGCAAAGGTACTCATACATGGGTCTGAGGGTAATCACGGGTTAATAGGGGAGAGAAGGGTGGACTCTCCCTCCTAATACAACCACCTATTACTGGATATCCCTTATAGATATCACCTAATACACCTACTATGACTAATAAGTTAAAGATATCTCACTTTCAAGAGTTATATAAGAGTCTGAAGACTCCTTTCCCACCCATTAACTTCCTAATACTTGGTATGTTGATTGGTTTAGAACAAAGATGGATAGCAATCAAAGCAGAACAAACCGTAGACATGGCTATAGACGAGTACCACGAAAAGATGGACGAGCTCTCAGAGCCAGTGTACAAAGCTGTTATAAAAGAGACAGAGGATGGCGGTTTTACTATAGGATACTTTCCTGAAGATAAAGAAGAAGATGAATAATATTGGATTAGAAATACTATTCTGGACGATACTAACAATGTACGTTCTCACCCGTATAGGAGTTTTTAAATGAAGCTGTTTCTAGACTCAGCTATTATTAAAGATATAGATAAAAGATTAATCTCCGGTGTTATATCTGGAGTGACAACTAACCCTACACTAATTAAGAAAAGTGGTAGGGAACCAGACGACGTATACGCTGATCTTATACAAGATCTTGGCGTAGAAGACGTTTCTATAGAGGTAAACGGTAAATCTGCTGACCAACTTATAGAAAATGGCATACAATACGGCAAATTATGGGTAGAACAAGCTACTATTAAGCTGCCTTGTACACCAAATGGCATACAAGCTTGTAAAACACTTAATTTTATGGGCATACGGACTAATATGACCCTAGTTTTTAGTGTTAGCCAAGCAATATTGTGTGCATTAGCAGGAGCAACCTACGTATCACCGTTTGTTGGACGTTTAGACGACAACGGACACGATGGTATTGGGTTGATTCGTGAAATAGCTAAAGTATTCTGCCATAATAGAACAGATACTAAAATACTTGCTGCCAGCATTCGTGATGCTGCTACAGTTGGTAAAGCATTTCAAGCAGGAGCACATATTTGCACCATACCGCCAAAAGTATTTGACGATATGTACAAACATGTGCTAACAGATAAAGGACTATTTCAATTTTTAGCTGACAGTGGTCAGGCATAAATTTTGGCACAAATGTCTCAGGTGTATTATAGACGACGCTCCACGGACGCTTCCCCCGTAGGGGGTCTCAATAACGCGGACGCGGACGCGATCAATTAACGCAGGCACGTGGGAACAATTAACGCAGGCGCGTGTCCAATGCGAGTCCAGTCCGCTCGCTTCGCTCGCTCCTTTCCAGTCATACCAATGGTTCTCAGCTATTGTAGTACTGTCCAAGAGACAGCACTGCTGGTCGTGGAGGAGCGAGGCGCAGCCGAGCGGAGCTAAACATTCGCGACATGCGTGACGCGCGAGAGTGGCGATCTGTTGCCAAGTGAGACTCAGTGAGACAGTACGGTAACCCGAACAAAGTATTATGTAATAATACATTGTTACAAAGTGTTAAGATGATTTGTAATAGTTGCCACCAGTGACTAGAATGGAGACAAGTAGTAAGAGTTGTTTACGTTATGTTATATTCTCTCTCCTAGAATAGGTGAGAGAGATAATATAACTTAACTACAACTCTCTA